ATTCCAACGGCGTCAAGACCATCCTGGTGGAGAAGCTGGACCGCCTGGCCCGTGACCTCATGGTTCAGGAGGCGGCCTTGGCTGACCTCCAGCGGAGCGGATTCACGCTGATCTCCACGGAGGAGCCTGACCTGGGCAGCACGGAGCCCTCCCGCGTCCTTGTGAGGCAGATCATGGGCGCGGTGAGCCAGTATGACAAGGCTACCATCGTGGCCAAGCTGGCGGGAGCCAGAGCCCGGCTTCAATGGGGCCGCGATCAATTGTTCGCGGAGGGTTCTCCAGTAGGCCACCGCCGTCAGTATAGCAGCTAACACCATCAGGCGCGTTGTCTTGGATGGTATTTTCACCTCCCTGTGCTCCCGAATCCAGCCGCACCACGTTTGGTGCTGGTCATCTCTGCTACCTCGACCGCGTCCAGCGGGACGCAGCGACTGAACACGATCTGGGCCACCCGATCACCCGGCATGACCGTGTAGGCGTCCGGGGACAAGTTGACCAGGATGACCCGCAACGGTCCCCGGTAGCCTGGGTCCACGGTGCCAGGCGTGTTGAGGACGGTGATGCCGTGCTTGTTCGCCAGGCCGGAGCGGGGGCGGATTTGACCCTCAACGCCAGCGGGGAGCGCGATGTCCCATCCGGTGTCCACCAGCGCCCGACCCAGGGGGAGGAGACGGACCTCCTCCACGCTGGTCAGATCCATCCCGGCGTCATTGTCAGGGCCGTGGGCGTAGGTGGGGAGGACGGCCTCCGGGCGACGCCGCAGGAATTCGGCGGGCTTGGGTGTGGGGGCCGTAGCCCCCTCCTGCGCTTCAGTGTTCACTTAGATTGCCTCCGGGAAGCTCTCGTCGGAGCGCCATACCAGATTGTAGACGGAACGGCCTGTGGTCCAGGCGTTCCAGGCCTTGACGATTAGCGCGGACAGTTCGCGGTCTGTCAGACGCCTGGTCTTGCGGCCATGCTCCTCAATCCGCCTCTTGAGGGCCAACTGGGGGCTGCCATTGGCCAACCCGACCCCGGTTGAGATCGGGCCAAAAAAGGCGTCCAGGTCGTCCCACTTCGCCCCCTTGAGCAGTAGGTGCATCATGACGCCGCCCCAGACGCTCCCGATGGGGAGGTTTCTCCAGCGGCACAGCCGGGACGCCACCTCACCCAGCTCCGGGTTGGCGCGATAGTGGTCTATCAGCTCCTGGTGTGAGAGCCTGACACGCTTTGGGGCCTCTCGATTTTCCACTGGCGTCCTCTCCAGGATATCCCACTGGCGGATTATGGCAGCGGTCAGGAAGGCGTTAGGAACTCCATCCAGGTGCAGGGCATCAGCCCCCGAACGGACCCCGTTGGTGTCTAGGACGTTCTGGACGGCCATGGGCAAGCCACCCACTACCAGGAATCGGCAAGTGTGGCCTGCCGCGATCAGGGCATGGAGGCGGGTCTGGCCGTCGATTAGGACGCCCCGCGCGAACTGGATTGTTGCCCCGGTACGCTTCCATAAGCCCGCCCGCATCTGGCGGGCGTATTCATCCACCCTGCCCTGGTTGAGTCTGCGGTTGTGGGTATTGTACTGGAGGAGTGATTTGGCCAGATCCGGGGTGATGGTAACCCACTGGGCGGTGATTCCATCCTCCTCAGAGAGGAGATCCTGGGCCAACCCGACTATTGTCTGGATCGGGAACACGTCTTGCCGTGCGGGTACGCTCTGTTCGGTGGTCATGCTTGGTGCGCTCCTAAAACGGGACATCGACCCATTCGGTTTCCCCATTCTGAGCATGGGTTGGCGGCGCGGGCGTACGCTGGCGGCTGGCTGGGGCGTCCGCCTGGGCGAATGCCACGATAATCACGTCGTCCACCACGACCTCCGTGGCGTAGCGGGTGTTGCCTTCGCGGTCCTCGTACTTACGGGTCTGTAGGCGACCCGTGACGTGCACGCGGGCTCCCTTCTTCAGGTATTCACCCAGGTTTTCGTGCTGCCACAGCACACAATTTGTCCACTGGGTTTCGGACTGCCACTCCTCAGTCCGCTTGTCCTTCCACGCCCGGCTGGTCCCCACCCCAAACTTGGTGACGGCTACGCCGGAGGGGGTGAAAGTGGTCTCCGCGTCTTGTCCTAGGCGACCCAGGAGTGTGACCTGGTTGATGCCCCTTTCGGGGCGGCGGTTGGCGGATTGCGCCATAGTGTTCCCTCTCTCTCTCTGCACCCAGGCCCCACAGCCTGGGGTTGTGCCGGGGCTTACCCTCCCTGGGCCGCCCCGGCGCTTCAGTTGCCGGGTTTGACTACTCCGGCTGAACAATCCGATCATGACACAAGTGCCGTTGCCGTGTCAAGAGAAAATCCGGATCTTTTCAGCGCCTTGGCCAAAATATCCGCCGCCTCGCACTGGCACATCACGCCATCGACGCGACCGTGTCCATGGCAGTTAGGGCAGGATCTGACGCGGGCCAGGTTGGCTGCCGTCGCCTCTTCATCGATCGCCCCGATGACCGTCTTGGAGTACGCCATGCACCAGCCAGCCACACGTTCCTCGTCCGGGATGGTGTTCAGCGGGTCCTGGACCACGTTGCGCGGCCTCTCATCCGGCTGTGAAACCGCCACAGGCCCGGTTGAGTGGAAGAAGAACTGGCCTAGCTTCCATTTGACCCCACCCAGGGACCGCATGCCACGGAAGGCTCCGGCGGCTTCCTGCTGGTCCAGCCAGCGGACCAGGTCCGCCACGGGACGGCCCCCAGCGGACCTGGTCACCTCGATGCCATCTGTCCAGCACGCCCGCTTCCCGCCGATCCCCTGACGATCTCGGAGGCGGTTGAGATAGCCGACTATGGCCGTGATGTCATCCGCCGTATATCCCGGAGGTGGCGCTGTTTTTCTCCCATGCGGGAACTTCTCTGGGAGGGGTGCGGGTGGGACTAGCTCCAGCGCCAGCGCCCCCTGGGATGCAGCAGCATCCCCGGTGTTTCTTGTATATAAGGTATAGTGTTTTTCGGCCTTTACCTCTAAGCCCTTCTGATTCAGCGGATTACAAGCCACTTTCGCCTTATTGACCCCTTCCCGTTTGGGCAGGGGTCCCCTTCCCATTTGGGAAGGGGTTGGCGTCGAATCTGTCGTGACCCCCTTCCCATTTGGGCAGGGGTCCGGAGTGGAAGCAGGGGCGTCCCAGGAGTCCGCCGGGTCATCCACCGGGCGGGGCGCGGCGGCGTCCGCCGGGCCGAATACGGCGGGGTGTTCCAGGACCTGGTACTGGGTAGCCTGGCCCGCGATGTCCACCCGACCAATCAGGGCAGCATCCACCAGTTGCTTAACCGCTGCTCGGATAATCTTGGCGGAGACTCCCAGGCGCTCCGCATACCACGTCAGCGAGATAGTGGGCGGCTCTCCCTCCCACAGGAACTGTTTGAGGATTAGGCCGTACACCAGGGCGGCTGTCTGAGGAACCATGGCGGCCACTGGCAGCGGGACCGGGATAAAATTATTCAGCCTGGGACTCTTGGCTAATGCCGGGTAGCTCATAGCTGCCACCCCGTCTCCGCCATAGTGGCAGGCGCGGCTGGCGTTATGACGCCTACGGGTATCCAGGTGGAGCGGTGGTTCACCCGGTCCCAGAGCTTGACCAGGACCTCCCACTCCATCAGTTCACTGATGTGACGCTGGATCTGTCTCACGCTGACCTTGCGGACGGCGGCTAGCTCCGTCTCCAGGTAGACGTGGCGGCCCATCTGGGCCAGCTTGATGACCACACCTAGGGTGACCAGTGCCCCATCGCTGACCTGTCCCACCAGGTGCATAGGCACTGGCACACTGCCCTTGATTGCGGGTGTTTTCGCTTTCATCGTTCCTCGCTTCTTTCGGCCCCCACAGGCCGTTGCCCTTGACTTGCGCACTCTGTTGAGGTAGTCTGGGACTAACAGCCTGGAGCGCCTTCCTAAATCGTCGGCCTCTCACGGTTTCAATCTAGGCCCCGGTCCACGCCGGGGCCTTCGCTTTGCAGGACGCCCCCCAATCATACTACCGCTCCCAGATCCAAACAAGCGTCCTTGGGTTAATCTTGTCCACGCGGGCGGGTAGTTGGGCGGTCAGGCCGTTGCACTTGGCGATATTGTCATCGGCCAGAACCCCCGCCCGCGTCAAGATGTCGAGCAGGGCAGTCCACATCCCATCTTTATCCGGGCGGCGGCTGGCGGCAGTGAATTCCGCAATGATGACGGGGTGCTGAAGGGGCGGCCTACGGTCCCACTGACGCCGGGCGGAGATCTCTATTAGCGCCAACCGGGTCCGCATAGGTTCAGGAATGTAGACCCGATTCCCTCCGAATCTCCAGCCGTTTTTTTTGGGTGGCATCTCGCCGGGCAAGATGAGGCTGGGCGGTCCTCCCCCGTGTTCTGCGGCCCATCGAAGCGGCTGCCATCGGGTCTGAAAATCAGAGGGGCCATCGTCAGGTGCCTTAGTACGATCTTGTGCCATCCCCGTTGTTCCTCCTCGTCGAACTCTATGCGCTTCCGGATTAGTTCCCGCCGCGTCTCTTCATAGGCGGTCACCTTGGTTGTCTTAGCTGCCATAGCGTTCCACCGCCTCCGTGAATCTGGTATAGCGGCCCTCGAAGGTCAGGTCCATGGTCCCCGTGGGGCCGTTGCGTTGCTTTGCCAGGATCAACTCCGCCACGCCCCGCAAGTCATCGCGGTCCGGGTGATAGACCTCTGGGCGGTAGATGAACGCCACACTGTCCGCGTCCTGTTCAATCGAGCCACTCTCCCTAAGATCGGCCAGCTTGGGCCGTTTGTCATCTCTGTTTTCAACGCCCCGGCTCAACTGGGACAGAGCCAAGACAGGGCACGCCAGTTCCTTGGACATCAGCTTTAATCCCCGGCTGATCTGGCTGACCTCCTGGACCCGGTTTCCTTCGTATCTGCTTGATTCCATTAGTTGTATGTAGTCAACCACAATCAGCGCCAACTGCCCGGCCTCCGATTGGAGTCGGCGCAGTTTACTAAGTAGGTGCGGGATTGACTGGACCGCCCGGTCATCCATAAATAGGGGTGATGTACAGATCTCACTAAGGGCGTGGGACAGGCTACGCCTGTCATCCGGGAGGAGTTCCCCCCGGTTGAAGGCCCCCAGGTCCACCCCGGCTCTGGAACACATGGCCCGCTCCAAGAGGTTCTCCCGGCTCATCTCTAGGCTGATGACCGCCACGGGCTTCTGACCCCGTACAGCCACGTTGACCGCGATGCCCATGGCCAGGGCTGTCTTGCCCATCGCGGGCCGGGCCGCCAGGACGTGGAGTTCGCCAGGCTTCCAGCCATTAGTCAGCCTATCCAGCTTCTTAAACCCCGTTGAGAGCCCCCGGTTGGCCTGGCGCTCTAGGAAGGCGTTGCACCCTCCCGGGTAGTCCATGACAATCTGTTCCGCCGTGGGAATAGCGCTCCCTAGCTGTTGGTTGATGGCGGCCTGGAGGTCAGTGGACAAATCCGCCACGATGGCGGACGCCGGAGTGGTTTGCTCGAACGCCCGCTGCATGGCCATCTGAGCTGCATAGATGGCTTGGCGCAGGGCGGCCTTTTCCCGGACGATGTCAACGTAGCTATCTAGGTGGTAAATCTCCGGGAGACCCTCGTCTAAGCTGGCCAGGTAGGTCAGGCCGTCCACTTGTTCCAGTTCCTGCTGGCTGATGAGCTTCTCAGCTAAAGTCACCCTGTCCACTGGAATCCCGGTCAGGTACAGGTCCAGCATCCGCTGGAAAATCAGGCGGTGCTTCTGGGTGCTGAAGTGATGGGATTCTAGGCTGCCAGCTAGCAGTTCCATGTTGCCGCCCTTTAGTAAGGCGGACCCCAGGAGTACTCGTTCGGCATACGGGTTCGATGGCATGCCTCGGGACTCGTCCGTAGACGGTTCTTTTCTCATGTTTCCTCTCTCTTGCCGCCCGGGCGGGCGGCGTGGTTTCAATTCGCTGGGCCAGGCCCGGTAGTCCCACAATACCGCCGGGCCAGGCCTTAGTCAAGTCACATCAGCCGTTGTTTGCCCTGGGGCCGGGGCGCGTCGTGGGGGACAGCGTCACCATCTCCCTTGCCACATCCAGGGCGCGGTGGATATCGCGGCCACCGTCCTCCTGGAACAGGGCCTCACCTCCCCCGTTTTCAGGTGAGAACTCCTGGGTGATCTCCACGATGTAGGTTCCATCCGCCCGGAGGCGGATATCGACTCTGACGATTCTGTTTTCCATGGTATCCTCTCTAGTCTCTAGTTTGAGTCATATACCCCGGCATACGCCAGGGTTGCAGGGTCCAACTGGCGGCGGTACTTGCGAACTAGCCGCTGGGCGGCGGCGGCTTGCCGCTGGGTCAGGCTGGCGGCGCGGGCCAGGGATGCACCCAGGGCCGCGTCAAAGCAGGAGAATCCGGAGCGATCCCGGGAGCGTGCGCCGTCACAGCTCCCAGCGATCAGGCGGAGCGCCTCGTGGATTCCGGCCACAGTCTTGGGGTCCAGATCCTGGGCGGGCTCATTGCGGCGTCTCCTTACATTCACAGTATGCCGCGACATCGGGTGATGTGTCAACAGCAGAGCGAAAAAAAGCGGCGGAGATGGTTGGGCTCCGCCGACGAAAGGAACGACAAGGAGAAGGACTGGAAGATCACTTACCTATCGGGCCACTCAGGTGAGGCGTCAAGGCGTGTCGGTATGCTCAACGTGGGCCGCCTTCCGCTTCCGCCTGGGCGGTGCCCCGGCTTGAGTGGCTGGCTCTGTGGGCGGCTCCGCTGGCGGTAGGGGGTGGGCTAGGACGGCCTCCACCTTAGCCTGGAGTGTATCCGGAGTGGTCGGCGCGGGTTCCTGGGTGGGGGCCTCTGGGACCTTGCGGATCTTGAGGTCCGACCCGGGCCTGAATACGGCGGCGGCTTCGATGGCGGCTGCCATGCCCGGACGGCTCTGGGCCTTGGCATAGCCCTTGAGTTTTGTGGCCCCTAACACCAGCTTATCCAAGGGCACGTCGTACTTGTTTTCACCCGCGACGGAGTACCCTAGCGCCTCCAGCGTGGCGACCACCGGATACTCCGCATCCTTGGTGGGCACCATCTCCGCGACGTAGCCCCCTGGGAGCTTTACTGAGCCATGCTGGTCTAGGTAGGCTTTCAGCCCGGCGCGGGCTTTATTTAGGGTGTCGGAGCCCACCTGAATCAGCCATGCGGCCCTCTCCGCGTCCTCCGCCGTCTGGACTGGTGCGATGGCGGCTGCCAGTGCTCCATCCTGTAGAGCGCTACGGATGGGACACTCCAGCGGGCAGTACCCACAGAGTCCAGCGAAGGGGTTTAGCATCAGGCGCTCCCCGCCCTGGGCCTTGGCGATTATCTCATCCCGGCGGGCCAGCTTCCCCCGGAGGGTGCCAAGGAGCCACGGGAGGTCAGCCCGGATGAACCGCCTCTCCTCATGGAGCCCGGTTCTGGGCAAGTACCAGTTCCAGGCCACCTCCGAGACGTCCGGGTAGTGCTGGAATAGCATGGCGGCGTAGTGGACCGCCTCATACTCCTCCAGGTTGGCAGTGCTCCAGGAAGTCTTGTAATCCGTTGCGACAAGGGTGCTTCCCTGCCGCTGGAGGAGGTCCACGATGCCCGTTACGGCCTTGGCGGGGGAGGTGGACTGGGAGTCAAACTGGAAGTTAGTGATGTGGTCCAGGGGTTCCAGGTTTGCGTCCAGGGAGAGGTAGACCTCCGCCCCCACGAGGCTCTTTAGGCTTAGCGTAAAATGCTCCGCATCACGGGCGATCATGTCGCGGGCATCCGGCTCCAGCGGGGTGCTGGTTAGGTAGTGCTGCACCCAGGCGGGGTCCTGGGCCAGTTCAGCCCACGTCAAGTGATAGATGTAGGCTCTCCGGAACTCGTGGTACTGGGAGCCCACCAGGGCGGCGGGGGATGCCAGGAGATGCAGGGCTGGGTGAGGGTCCATGATTGCATGGACATAGTGGTATTCACACTCCATCGCCTTCACGCTTGACTTGGAGAGGTTCGGGATTCTCATTTGGGTGCCTTCTGTCTGTGGTTCGATGGGCAGCGGCCCAACTGGTAGCCTAGCTTTTTCCGGCAATCGTCACATGGCGACTTGCGGGAGGCGGTTGTGGCCCGGAACGGCTGGTGGCATTCCGCGCACATCACCTGATAAGTCTTGCTGGGGTGGATAGCGGGCCTGCTGGGTACCACTACTTCGTCCTCTCCTTGGCGGCGGCCTGGATGTGGCCGTAGATCCCCATCAGGACCGTCCGCAGTTCAGACGGTCTGGAGATTTCAGCCGGGTCCTTCACCCGGACGGACGCCAGGAGTGCGTTGACTCTGGCGGCGGCGGATTCGTCATCCGTTACCTCCGCCAGGTCGGCGTACATCAGCGCCACGGCCTGACTGACGGCCTTGGCCCGGTCCTCCGCTGGCGCGGCTTTGACGGTGCTTATGAGGTCCGCGACGCGCCGTGGCATTGCCTCCGGCTCCCCGGCGGCCTGGCGCGGCATGGATACCACTGGGCCGGGATTGGCGGGCGGCTCCGGGTCACGCCTGAACTCCCGGCGGCTCTCCTGGGCCTTGTCGCCCCGATTGGCGGCGGCGTTGCCGTCGTCGTCGTCCGGCGCGATGCCGATGGCTGCCATGTAAGCATAGCGGCGGCCATAGGTGATGGCGGAGCCCACGCCCTGTGCGTCAGGCTTCGAGACTGGTATTGGCAGATCTTCACTAATCCACTGGCCGCTGACGTGGCCCACTGTGGTGGAAATGATGACCGCCTTGGTGTTCGCGTCGTAGGTGGGTAGTTGGATTACGCACAGGCCGTGGGTGGCCAGGACTTTTCTACTGGCCTTGAGCACGGACGCTAGGTCAGCGTAGTTGCTCCCAAAGTGCGGATTCCGGGACCCCTTGACCGGGTCCTCCATCTCCGCCTGGGCGGATGATAGGGCCTTGAAAAGTTGATCGATCTCGTTGGACTTCTGCATGGTGTTCCCTTCTCTCTTATCGTGACAAAACAACCGTTGTCTTGTCAACCATGTGGCCGAAAGGTAGGTGGATTTTTCCTCCGCCGCACCTGTCCGGGATTACTTGTAATCATCCAGGTTGACGTGGGGCGGGATCTCCCTGCCCTGGGTAGCGTAGTACGCCTCTACTTGCTTCCGGGTGGCGAGGAGCCCCCTGTCCCGCTCCTTCCCCCGTGGGGGCTTAGCGGCGCAGCGGTGGCTCCGGATTTCGCGGGCGGTCCCCACGAAACTACCGCACGGACAAGCATAGATCACAGGAGCCTTGCCCCGGTGGACCCGCCTCATGCGGGTCAGGATGGAGGCGGACCACGCGATGACCTGCTGCCCCGGGATGGTGGATGTGTGCCCGCACTGGGGACATGCGTGCTCGACCTGGATGCGCTGTGTCGCGGGGGTATCGTACCCCTTGAGCCGCTCTAGTGCCAGGGTGATGACGCTCATGGTGTTCATTCCTTCACCTCCCAGGCTACCACATCCCCGGCTGTTGTGGCGGGCTGGCGTGCCCGTTTCTGGGCTGACAGCTTGGACTTGAAGTCCGCCCGGTCATTGAGGAACGTACGGGCGTCCCTCTCCAGCTTGTCCGCGTCCCGCCGGAGTTGGAGCAGGCGAAGGCAGAACTGGCACCCGGCGCGGATTGCGCCAGGCCCATTCTCTGGATTATACCGGGGGTGCTTGGGGCAAGCGCCTTCCCACCGGAGCTTGATGGCGGTGGCCATTATAGTCTCCCCCCCGTCTTGGCGTCGTAGTAGACGGCCCGCCGGGTGGAGCCCCAGTCCTGGGCCATCGGATCGGTGATGCCCATAGTGGCCCTGGATGCGACACTGGAAGGCACCCGGCCCCGCTGGGTCCGGGGATTCACGCGGCACATGGCATCCCAGTCCTGTTCCTCGTCCGGCTCCGGGACAAGGCCCAAGGCCTGGGCCGTCTGGTCATCGTCCGGGCTGTCCGGATTGGTAGTGTCGGTCCAGCCGTAGGTGTTTGAGAACCACAGGCCCCGATAGAGACAGCCCTGATTGTAGTTGGCTATGCTAACCCGCCCGTCGCTCGTCAGGAATGCCACCCTATTGTGCATTCCAACGATGGCGGCCACGGACTCCAGTACCTCCGCCTCATGGATCTGGTTGACGTCCTGCATAGACTGCCCCAGGAGTTGGGCGAAGTGCCAGGAGTCAGAGCGGTCTCGTCGGTGGAGGTCCAGGCCCTGGATGACGCCGTTGTGCATCAGATAGAGCCCCTTCGCCACCCTAAAGGGGTGGCAGTTATCCAGGTCAACTGGGCCATGGGTGCGGACCCGGCAGTGGATGACGCATGCCTTACCTTTCAGACTTTCGTAGGAACGCATGAACTCCTGGAAACCAAGGCCCTTAGCTACGCTGACCGTGCCGGGGACCCGGGCGGCGGTCATGATGCCCCAGCCGTGCGGATTCTTGCGGTAAGCGCTCTGGAGAATGTGGCGGGGGATTGTGACGCCAGCGGGCTGGTGAATGATAACGCACATGGTATTGTTCCTCTGTAGTATGTCACGACTTCTAGTGTTGTGTCAAGGGTGGGAGGGTCCGGTAGGGGACTACCGGAGCGCCTCTAGTTGCTGTGCGGTCAGGGGTGCCCGGCGGCCCGTCGATGTCATCATCGGGCGCAGGCTA